AAGCGGACGACCGCCCACTTCAGGCCGGTGCCTTCCTCTTTCCAGAGGATCGAGGCCGAACCGTTCGGCGTGGCGAACAGCCCACCGGCGTAAGCGTCGAAGATGTCGGCATGCCGGTAGGCCTCGGCGTCTTCGTCGAGCACCACGATCTGCACAGGGCAGACGCCGGCGGCATACGCGCGGCCGATCTTGCCAGTGGCGATGGGTTCGGCCAGCACGACGAACTTGCCTTCGTGGGTGTTCTCGGCGGGTGTCACGCAGGACAGGGCCACGCGGTTCTTGTACTCATCCTCGTTGTTGGCCGGGTCGATGACGGGTGTATCGACGCCAAGCACAGCCAAGCGGTTCTGATCGGAACCGCTGTCGTTGCGGACCAGGACGATGCTGGCCTGGCGTTGCGAGGGCTCGGCCTTCTGTCCGATCTTTGCGGTGCGACGACGGTAATCGACGGCCGCATCGATGAAGGAGTTGTAGGCCGCCGCCGGGATGACGAGCTTCTGGCCGGACTGGACCTTTTGCAGTGCGTCGCTCATGTGCCGATCCCCAGCGCCGCGAAGTTGCCGTACTCATAGACCTGCTCGACGTAGGCGGCCACGGGTTGCTTGACCAGCGTATTGCTGCCGGCGTCCTCCACGTCGGCATAGCGCACCCAGAGATACTCCCAGCCCTTCTTGGCGATACCTGTGATGCTGCCGACGCTGATCCCGGTGCGGTTGAGGCTGGCGGCGAAGCGGAAGGTGATCTCCCAGTCTTCCTCGCCGCGCTTCGAGCCGCTGGCTCCGAGGAACAGACATTCACCGGCGGCCAGACCCTTGAAAGCGGCGTCGTTGACCTTGCCGGTGAGCGAGAAGTACGCCGCCTTGTTCACGTCGGCATCGGGGATGTAGTGTGTTTCGGAAAAATTGTAGACGGGCACCGTGATGTCCGCGCCTTGGAAGTCCGGGGCGGCCCCCGACGCGGCGTAGCTGCCGACGGTCGCGAGCGACTGGGTGATGTGTTGCGTGCCGCCACCGGTGTCGAAGTTGAAGCTCGACTCGCCTACCTCCGGCGGCTGGTATTCCGGTGCGACGTATCGAACGGCGCAGTCCCACTTGCCCGCGCCGGTGGTCGTATCGACGAAGATCGGCTCGAGCATGCACTCGTCGCGCACCAGGCCGTCGTAGATGGCCGGCGTGGAGTTCAATAGCAGCGTCTTGGCCGTGATGTCGTCGCTCGTACCGTCGAGGATGTAGTGCATCGTCACGGACGGGCGTTCGCCCGTGACGGTTTCGCGGCTGTCGATCTTTTCGGCCAAGGTAGCCATCAGGTGAAGCTCAACTCCTGCGCGTTGCGAAGCGGGCGCGTGTTGCGCTCGATCTTGTCGATGCCGGTGGCCATGCGGTCGGTTGCGCCCCCGGCCTGGAGGCCCATCGTCGGCGCTGTCGAGCTTGCCCGGACCGGCATCACCGGCCTCTTTGGTCTGGCGTTTCTTGCGAGCTTCTTCGATGGCGTCGCGCCATTCCTTGCGGGCCTTTTCGAGGTCGCCTTCATTCTCGGCCATGCGACGCTCGTACTCGGCGTCGAGTTCGCTGTGCTTGCGAAGGTTCTCCCGGCCGATCTCGGCCATGCGCTTCGTGAACGGCGGCTGCCCGCTGGCGCTCGGCCTGACGCTGGGCTTCACGCTCGGCGATCTTGCGCTGCTGCTCGTTGTCGATCTGGGAGATGGCGGCTTGTTTCTGCTGTTCGACAAGTTTGTTCTCGGCCGCCAGGTCAATCGAGTCGTTGAACAGGCTCTTGATCCAGTTCCACGCCTTCTTCGCACAGGCCTTGATCCGCTCCCAGGTCTTGGCGAAAAAGCCGGTGAAACTGGCCCAGGTCTTCGAGAAGAACGCCGTGGTTTCGATCCAGCCGACTTCCAGCGCGTTCCAAACGACCTCGACGACCGCCAGCAAGCCGTGCCAGGCGTCGTAGCCGATCCGGATGAAGAAGTTGCGGAAGTTCAGCCATGCCTTTTCGAGGAAATTCACACCGCGCGTCCATTCCATCTTGATCGTCAGCCAGAGGACCTTCACCGCCAGGGAGATGTCGCCGGCTGCCATCGCGTCGGCAATGCCTTGATACGCGGTCAGGGCGTCGTCCTTGAGAACATTGAACTTCTTGCCCAGCCAAGTAAGCGCCTTGCCGCCCGCGCCGGTGGCTACGACCAGATACGCACCCAGCGCCGTGACAGCTGTGATGACCAAGCCAATAGGCGAGAGCAGGAAGGCGATCACACCGGCCAGGAGCTTGAACACGGTTCCCACGGTCGTAACGACGGCAATGAGTCCACCAAGGGCGCTACCCAGGCCGCTGATGATCGTGCCCAGTGCCGCCAGCGCGATTCCGCCGGCCAGAACCGCGGCCGCGACCTTCATGACCGTGACGATGATTTCACGGTTGGCTTGAACCCACGCGCTGATCTTCGTGGCCACTCCGGTGATTGTCTCGGCCAGTTGTTTCAGCACTGGGGCCAACGCCGCACCAACGCGAAAGACACCCATCTTGACGACCTTCCAGAGCGCGTCGAGGGCATCGGTGAAGTCCTCGGCCGCCTTGGCGTCTTCGCTGCTCATCGTCAGGCCGAGTCGGCGGGCTTCTTTCTGGAGCGCCTCGATGCCCTTGGCCCCCTTGGCGAACATCGGCAGCAGGTTCGTGCCCGTCCGGCCAAAGAGCGTCATCGCGATGGCGGCTTTCTTTGTTGGGTCTTCAATGCGACTGATCGCTTCGCCCAGCAGTTTGAACTGTTCCTCGGGCGACAGGCCGTCGAGGTCCTCGAATCGCAAGCCCAGATCGGCCAGCGCATCCTTGGCCGTGGACAGGCCGCGCCCGGCGTCGTAGATGCTCCGCTGCATGCGGCGGAAGCCCATCTCCAACGACTCGAATTCGGTGCCGGTCTGCGATGCAACGAAACGCAATTCGCTGAGCACCTCGACGCTCAAGCCCGTGCGCTTGGCCATCTTGGCTACCTGGTCGCCCATGCTGCTGAACGCCTTGGCCGCACCGAGCAGCGGCGCGAGGATTGCCGTACCCAGCCCCGCCATCTTCAGGCCCAGGTTGCGGATGGAACTCCCAAAGGCTTTGAGTTTCTTCTCAGCCCGGCGCAGACCGCGCACCAGCTTACTGTCGTCGGCGAACAACTCGACGAACGCTCGGCCTGCTCGGATGCCCTTGGCTGACGGCATGGATTATTCGTCCTCCTCCGACATCGGTAAGGCGTACCAGCCGTTCGGAATGTCCATTCGGCCAGCAACGGGTTTGCCGTCTGCGTCTTTGACCCAAACCTTGGCGTTCTTGACCGTCTGACGCAAGCGCACCGGCGTGCCGTGCGGGACATAGATCGTGCGGACGCATCCGGCCCCGGAAGTCAGCAGCAGGATGGGCAGCAGGAACGGAATCAGTTTACGGATCATGGTTGCACCTCCACGACCGGCACGTCACCGGACAGATAAATCGCACACGACCAACCGCTTTCCGGACCGAAGCGCGGCGACGATAGCCCTCACCGCTGTCGGTGACGATCCGGCCGTTGGACGCCCGCAGTCGCCAGCGCCACTCGCGCCGACCGTCGCGATAGATTTCGAGTTTGGCTTGTCTCATGGTTTACTCCAGGGATCGCCCCAGTGCTTGCGGATCTTGTCACGCAACTTGTCACGCGTATCTCGATCCGGGGCGGCGTCTTCGGCCGTGGGCTGCGACCTTTTCGCGAGCCACGGCAGCAAGGCTTGGAAGAAAGCGGCCACAATGGCGATCAGCCACTTCATCAAGCAATCCCCTTGGATTTACTCAGACCGCCGAACCGATCGAGATCGGAATGCTTGATCTGGATGCCTTGCTTGATCTCTTCGACGAGTTTGGCGGGCGGCTGTTTGCCCTTGTTCGCCTCGGCGTAGGCCTTCAAAACGAACCGCAGGGCAGCGTCCAACTTGGCCAGACCGGCATTGGGCGTGTCGTCGGGCACCTGCTTCTCGGCTAGCTTGATGCCGGTGATGATGCTGCCTTCGTACTTCTTCCACGCCTCCTGCAGCGGGTTGTACTTGCTGGCCAGGAAGATGAAGAAGCCCACCATCCCGGCCCAGACGACGGCGAAGCCGAAGCTCGAATTGAAGAAGCCGGTGAGCGCCTCGATGATTGCGTTGACGTCCATGTCTCAGTTTCCTTTCCGGCCTGTCTTGTGCAAGAAGGCCTGCTTGAGAGTTCCAATGTTCTCACTATTCAGTTCAATGATCTCGCCGCCGTCGCGGCCACCATTCGAAAACGGGTCGAAGTCGCACGGTTTGAAGGCCCGGCCCTTTTTCGGGTCGCGATGGGCGTTGCCGATCAGGGCACACAGCAGCGCCGTCCGGCCCCACTCGTCACGGCCGTGCCCCTCGGCCATCCAGAGCAATTGCCGCAGTGTCAGCCCTCGGAGTTCGCCGGGGCCGATGCCGAGACTTCCGGCGATGAACCAGACATCGCGCCAGCAATCGCTTTGTCGATGTCGAGTCCCTCGATCCGCGTCTCGATGGCCTTGACCGCTGCTTCGATCATCTTCGCCTGGGTCTCCACGGCGCGGGCTCGATCCGCCCGGCCGCGTTGGCGGAAAAAACCGATCAGTTCCTCGTAGAACGCCTGCTGCGCCGCCAGCAGCGTCGCGCCGTCGAAGCTGGCCCGCACGTCGGCGTCGCTGACCTTATGAGCCTCGAATTGCGAACCCAGCAGGCAGCAGATCACCTCGCCCAGAAGCAACTCATCGGTGCCCAGTCGCGTCAGCAACGGCGGGTCGCCCGCCTCCGGCTGGAGCAGGTCGATGCCCAACTTGTCCTTGACGACCATCGCCGTGCCGAGGTTGAGACTGATGGTCCAGGTCCGCCCGGCCGTGTCCGTGAAGGTTTTCATCACGCCACCTCGTGCCATTCGACGAACACCGCGAGCTTGGCCGTCACGTCGGCAACGATGGCCTCCTCCAGTGCTTCGTTGCGGCTGAAGTTGGTGATCGAAAAGTCGCCAAGCGGCCCCTGCGCGCCGCTGATCGTGGCCTTCTGATCCAGCACCGCCAATGCGACGGTCCCTGCCGAGAGGAACGCGCTTTTGATCGCGTCGAAGACCGCATCGCCCGGCCGCCAGACCATCTGGAACTCGACGGTGCATTCGCGCAATGTCGGGGCGGTCGCCCGCCAGCCGGAATTACCCCGCGTGGTGATGTCCGCTTCGCCGGCTTCGAGGCTGAGCGTCACGTCGCGGACGTTATCCACCTCGCTCATGCTTGATGGTGAAGTCGATCCCGCCGCACCTTGATACAGCCCGGCGTTCATGCCCAATACGTATGTCGCCATTGTGTCTTGCTCCTTATCGAATGCTGCCGGCCCACATGGCGGCCAGCTTGGGTTTTTCCTGCTCGAAGGCCGGGGCCATATAGGGCCGAGCCGCCATTTTCACACGTCGCTTCTTGCGTTTGCCCCGCAGCCCCTCGATGACCGTGGACGTTCCGCCGTACTCCATGGCATGCGGCGCATCGCCAATCTTCTGATTCAGCCGCTGCGGGCCGATGACTACGCTGCGCCTGCTTCGGTCGTAGCCGAAGAAGATGAACCGTCGCAGCAGTCCCGTGTGCGAACTGGGCGGCTCGCCCGGCGAGCTGGGACACTTGCGTTTGCGGATGGACGACTTGGCCCCACGCCTGACGAACGCGCCGAACTTGCTGAGCACACGCCGGGTGGTCCGGTCCATGCCACGCATTACCGCCTTGCGGTCGAAGAAGATCGCTTTGAGGTCCATGCGAATCATTTCAGCACCCGGTACGTGATGGACAGGACACTGGTGAACGTTCGCTGCTGGGCCAAATGGTCGGCGGCGTAGATCGGTTCGTTGGTTGTTTTGACCCACGCTGCGTAGGGCGCAGCCTGCAGCGGCCGACGCTTGAGGAACTCGGCGATCTCGTCAACCAGGCCGCAAAGCTGAGCGACCTCGTTATCGAGATTCTTGCCGAGTTTCTTCTGGATGCCGATGTCGATCCGAACATCGTGTTGGCTGAGCGTCCGTGACGCGTCGCTGATTTCCACAGCGGCGGGCACGACCGTCACCCGCAGGTCTTTCAAATCCGCCAGTTCATACTCGGGCAGTACCCGACGAACGGGTGTGAGCGGTTGACTGAACGCACCACCTGCCAGTTCGGCCACCACAGCGTCCGCGATGTCGATTGCCAGTGCCATTACTTGCTCCTCGCTGCGATAACCTGGTCAGCCAGCCAGTTCACCGCATCCGTTTCCGCAGTGTCGAGCGAACCGAAGATGTCCTCGAATTTCATGCCCGCTTCCGCCCGTGCCTTGAGCGTCCTGGCGACCACCGCCAATCGCGATGCCTGGATGAAGGTCGGGCGATTCTGAACCGGCACGGCGTTGATCCGGTCGATCCGCTGTTGGGCCTCCTGCCGCTGCTGCGGCGTCATGGCGGCCAGCCGGGCTTGGCGCTTCGCCTCCAGTTGGGCCTTGCGTTCGGCGGGCGTCCGGTTCAATCGATCCTGAATCGCCTGCGGAATATTGCTGATCTGTTTTGCCATCTGATTACCTCACGCGATCCGCGCCGGCTTCACGCCGTAAGCGCGGTCCAGTACGAACACGGTGTTATCGTTGTAGTCCAGGATGCGCCCCTCGCGGCGCAGCATCACGATCTTGCCGCCACCGGTCAGTTGCCCCGAAACGCGAATGTCTTTGTAGACATTGATCAGGCCACCAGAATAGACGCGAAGCTGGCTATCTTGATGAACGCCCAGATAGCCGAACACCTCGCATCGGCCGTTCCACGACACGGAGATCGTCCCCAGAACGAGGACCGCTCCGTCGGCATCGATGTTCAGAACCGAGTTGTCGTAGATACTGAGG